ATGAATGTCAGATTGGACGCGGTAGAGATGGACTCCAAGCAAAACGAGTTCACCCACGAGATTGTGGCCCACTTCCTGCGTTTACTGTGTGTATCCGACGACTTTGTCACACTGTATTTTAGCATGATGGAAGATTACCGTGCCACCAACTCCGAACTCGACATGTTCCTCAAATGGGTCAAAGCCTCCGGTGAACCGTTCACTCTCTTCGGAAACTCGTTCCTGATGACCGCAATGACGTTGTGGCTCATCGAAGGAGATGGACCGTTTGCCCTGTTCACACAAGGTGATGACGTAGACCTGAACCAAGCCAACATGATGTTCAACGAAGATAGGTTAGCCCAAGTTGCACTGTACTGTGCGTTCACCATGACATGTGAATGGGGTTACTACGCCGCTTTTTGCGGTTTCGTGTTCATCAACGGTCTACTCGTCCCGAACATCCGGAGGAAGTTCATCAAGATCCTCGGCATGTCCTGCCCGTCCGTCAAACACTTCCAGACAGTCCAGATAGCCATCCGCGACTGGTGCGACTCGATCAAGAATCACGTAGGTTTCCAAGACATCCTACAAGCCAATGCAGACACGTACCTCCAGTCTGTAGACACAGCCGAAGGCTGGTTTGATGCCATCAATTCCCTAGGTCACGTTTCCGCGGACCAGTATGAGAGCATCGCCCAAGTTGTGCCGGTCAATTACAACTACTTGAACGCTTCTTCAGAATTTACTTCTATATATTGAGCCACACGAACTCACCGTATGAATTAAGGTTATTACTACTTTACTTTACACATCATCATGACGTTCCAGAAGAAATCCGAAGTAACCGCAGCTCAGTGGAGTGCGGGCGTTCAAAGTGGGAGAACCGTGGGAGGAAGACTCTACCCCACCAAGGCGGCTGCAGATAGCGCCAAGGCATCACAGAAGGCAAAACCACCTTCCGGCAAACGTTCAAAGACGAACTTTGCCACCAAGACGGCACCGAAGAAGGATGCCGCACCGAACCCGTTCCAAGGCTGGGAGGCGACTGATGTGATCATATGTCAGGAGTTCGACCTCGACTCCCGCCACATCGCTGTCTGGGAAGACAAAGCAACCCCGTTCAAGCTCGCCTCTGTGAAGATCACAATCCACACAGGTGACGCTACCAAGATGAACTGGCGTTACGCATTCAGCGACACCGCGAACTCCACCCATACCATGCAAGATTTGGTTGACCTCAAGGCCAAGGGTGGTCACGACGTTTCCTATTTCGAGAAGTCATTTGTGCTGGACGTTCCGGACCTGTTCAAGCGAATGAACGGGAACGATTACGGCTCCTGCTATATGCACTTCGCTTCGAAAAGCGTCGTACCCGAGGATGGTGAAGCGCCAAGCGCTACCATCTCGGCAAGGTT